CTGATGCTCTGTAGCGCCTTTGTGATGCTTGCTGATGTGACACACCGGTGTGCGTGGGTCGAACTCAACTCCGCACACCGGGCAACGAATGGCGTTTTTCATCGCTACCTCAGATGAGAGGGATTGATTTGCCTTTCTGCTTCTGGCGGCCGACACAGGTAACACCACGATCACCCGGCTTGCTGTACCAGACCTTGTGATTTCTGCGCTCAATCGTGCTGGCGCGGTTTTCGAGCTGCTCCCGATACTCAGACAGCACCGTGAGGTCAATAGGGTTCACAGCGGCTTCTACGCGTGATTTAGGCTTGCGGCTCAGTGACAACACCGGGCGGCTATCTGGTTTAGCGCTCACCCCAACTAACAGGGGGTTTGCAGCTTTCCACTCAGCCTGTTTCTCAGCGCGGCGGTCACGGCGACGATCTTGTGCGTTCATACATCCTCCTGTCAGTTAGCTTTGAGATGAATGCACCTGCTATCACGCTGTTCCGGCAGCGTGACTCACAGGCCAACACGACCTCAACCGGAATCACTCGTGTTGTTGCATTCATTCCAAAGCTTTCTGCTTTGAACACTGCGCTTTTTCAGCGCCATATTTTTAAGAGCTTCACCGTCCTGGTGAGTAGTGCGTCCTGCTGATGGGTTTAATTTAAGCGTTCTTAAGAAGTTGTGCAAGTGCTTTTATTTAGAAATCTTAAATTAGTTGGTGTGGGTAATTTAAGTTTCTGAAAATTAAGACAATAAAAAACCCGCCGAAGCGGGTTTGATTTAAGAGTATGAGGGTTAACGCCTGCGGCGGTACTTCCTGTGCTCCATCATTGTGCCAACAATGCGGATCGGAACTGAGTCAGATCGGAGGGTGGGGTAATCATCATTTAATGGAACAAGTTCAAACACTTCCTGCCCATCAATGACGCCTCTTGGCCGGTACTTCTTGAAAAGCGCTTCCTCTTCACCATTTTTCGCTACAACGAAATCGCCTGGCAGTGGGTAGACATTAGGGTCGATAACGACCGCATCCCCCTCACTGAAATCAGGCTCCATAGAGCGGCCTTTGATGATTAGCGTGAAAGCAGCGTCTGAAAGCTCCAGGTTAGTCTGCAAGTACTCGATGTTCCCCTCCAAATCCCTTATGGTCGATTCAGCGGTCCATTCCCCGGCCTGAACATAGCTCAGGATGGGGACAAGCTTTGTATCGGCAGCAGCTGGCTCTACATTTGACGGCGAGTCTTCACCGTACAGAATGTACTCCGGTGCGCACTGCAAAGCTTTTGCCAGGGAAAGAAGGTTGTCTCCTTTTGGATTCGTCTTGTCATCTTCCCATTGAGATATGGCACCGCCTTTGACCCCAACTTTCGTTCCTAGCGATACCTGTGTCAACCGCAATTCTTTTCTGCGCTTGCGTATGCGCGTGCCGATAGTTTCATTTTTCATAGTTAAGACATCTTAAGAGTTGTTGACTTAAGATTCCTTTTGTTGAATAATTTAAGAACGCTTAAGAGAAAGGACGTGGACATGTACAAGAAAGAAGTCATTGCCCACTTCGGGAGCCAAAGAGCAGTTGCTCAAGCATTGCGGATCAGCGATGCAGCGGTTTCGCAGTGGAAAGAAGTCATCCCCGAAAAGGATGCTTACCGACTGGAGGCTATTACAGCCGGTGCATTGAAGTATCAGGAACAGTCCTACCGCAAGGTGGCCTAGCACTACCCGCTCTTACACATCTCTCGCTGAAAAAGCGATCACTACTAAAAGTCAAAATTCATGGCTTTGTCCGCACTGGGCAAGGCCTTAACTCATTTTAACCACAGCATTTAACTAACAGGATTATCCAAGATGGAGAACACAACGACACGAAACAAAACCCAGGCACGAAAAATCGAGTCCTGGTTACTGAATCAGATCGCCATGCGCGGAACAACAAACATTGCTAAGGCGATGGGCATGGACAAGTCAGGCATTACCCGCTGGAAAGAGACGATGCTACCGAAGCTGGCGATGCTGCTTGCGGTGCTGGAGTGGGGAGTGGTTGACGACGATATGGCGAGACTGGCGCAGGAAGTGGCGGCGCTACTCACAAAGAAAAAATCCCCGGCGGCAACCGAGGATTCTGAGCAAATCTCCATGAAATTCTGAGCTGAATAACTGGATCAATTCACAGGAGTCATTTTAATGGCTAAACGTAAAAAACACCAGGAAAAAGAGGAACGGCGTCACCCTGATTCCCCTGAAGGTTTAGTTGTTACCGCGTCTCATAACCGGGCGTTCGCCGAGCGCCTGATCGGCGTCATCAGACTGGCAATAGCATCTTCAGGAGGCAAGCATGGCCGTCGTTAAGTTAGCAGACTACCGGCAGCATGAAAGCCGCGTAAACAAGCAGGAGGCAGCCGGTATGGGGTTTGTCTCTATACACCGCCAGTTTATGGATAGCCGCCTCTACAAGGACTCTCAAGCCGTGCACCTTTGGATTCACCTTATTCTCAAGGCAAACCACGACGAGGCTGTTGTTACCACTGATATCGGGCCAGTAACGGTTGAGCGCGGACAGATGATTACTGGGAGACCTACACTGGTTAGCGAGACGTTCATTCCAGACAACAAAGTTAAAAGCCTTCTTCGCAGTTTCGAGTCAAAGGGGATGATTAACATCACCTCGATGCAGAAGAAATTTAGCCTGATAACCATCGTGAAATATGACGATTTTCAGTCTCAAAATTGTCCAACGAATGTCCAACAGATGTCCAACGCAAACTCCAGCAAAAATGCGGCTCCCAGCGGTGTTTGTCCAACGGATGTCCAACGATTGTCCATAAACAATAATATAACTAATAACTCTCTTACTAACGTAAGAGAGAGTGCATCTTCCTCAGAAAATCCAGACCAGAAAAAACCGTCTCTCAGCTGCGAGCAAGTGGTCGATGTTTACCGAAGGATTCTGCCTGAAGCTCAGGGCATAAATATCCTGACTGACAAGCGAAGAAACCTGATCCGAACCTTCTGGCAGAAAGCCAGCAAAGTCACCCGGCAACTGGACGGGCATCCCTTCACTCTGAATGACTGGGAAGTCTATCTGAACTACATCGCTACCAACTGCCGGTGGATGCTGGAAAACAGACCAGACCAGCGCACCGGCAAGACATGGCGGAAAAAGTCGCTGGAGTTCTTCCTGAACGTCGATGTTTACGCTAAGACGCGAGAGGGGGCCTGTGATGACCTCTGATTACATCACCCCGCCTAACAGCATTGAGTCAGAGCAAAGCGTCCTGGGTGGCATGCTGCTCGATGACGATAACAGCGAGCGCGTGCAGAGAGTCCTGTCGATGCTCAAGCCTGAGTCGTTCTACACGCGGCCACATCAGGTTATCTACGCCGAGATGGTGCAGATGTACCGGGCACAGAAACCTGTCGATCTGCTGACGCTGTTCGATGTCCTGCAAAGCAAGGCGCTGGCCGACTCAGTAGGTGGATTCGCTTACCTGGCTGAGCTGTCCAAGAACACACCCAGCGCCGCAAATATCGTTGCTTACGCCAGCCGAGTGCGTGAAACCGCGATGGAGCGCTACGGCATCCAGCGCATGACAGAGGCCACCGAGCTGATGTACGCCCGCAACGGGATGTCAGCTGCTGAAAAGTTCGAGGCAGTGCAAAGCATCTTCACGCAGATCGCCGACCACGCCAAAACAGGCAGCCGGAAGGGGCTTCGCACTTTCCAGCAGGCAGTGGCTGACTGGTCTGATGGTTTCGAAGAGCGGATGAAACCCGATGGCAAATCACGCGGGCTTACTACCGGCATCCCGTCTCTTGACGATCTGCTGGGCGTTAAGCGGATTGTGCGCGGCAGCCTGTTTGTCATTGGCGCAAGGCCGAAGATGGGCAAGACAACGCTCTACACGCAGATGGGCATCAACTGCGCCACCGTAGAGAACGAGCCAGCCCTGATGTTCTCTCTGGAAATGCCAGAAAGCCAGATGGTCGAGAAAATCACCGCGCAGCAGAGCCGGCTGTCTCCGAACGTGTTCTATCCGGACATGCAAAAGGACGATTACGGCTACCGCGGCGACTGGAATAACGACATCGATAAGGCAACCAAAATCATGGGTGCGCTAATCGATACCGGCAACCTGATGGTCGATGACACGCCCGGCATCACTCTTTCGCACATCGTTGCAGAATCCCGCCGCATTAAGCGCGAGAGAGGGAAGGTAGGCATGATCCTCGTTGACTACCTGACGCTCATGACCGCAGACAAGGCGGAACGTAATGACCTGGCATACGGGCTGATTACCAAAGGCCTGAAGATGCTCGCCAAAGAGCTTGATTGCGTCGTGGTGCTGCTTACTCAGCTTAACCGTGAGCTGGAGAAGCGCCCCAATAAGCGACCGCTACCGAGCGACTCACGCGATACCGGGCAAATCGAACAGGACTGCGATTACTGGCTGGCTATCTACCGCGAAGGTGCTTACGACGAGAACGTCAACCAAAGCGAGACAGAGCTACTTCTCCGCCTCAACCGCCACGGCGAAACCGGCGTCGTTCACTGCGAGCAGCGCAACGGCATCATCTACGACATCGATCAGGAAAGTGCTCAGGCGCGTGCTGCTGAGCGCCAGGCTAAACCGAACAAAAAAGGTGGTTTCTAATGAAACGAATTTCCTACCTTCAGCAAATCATTAGCTACATCAGCGAGCATCCAGGCTGCCACTCAACCGACATTATCGCCGGTACAGGCCTGAATAAATCAACCGTCAACGGCACCCTCAGCAGACTCGTAATAGACCAGCGCGTCCGGCGTGAAGGATTTGAGAAGCAGTACCGCTATATCGCCGTAGATAAGCCAGCACCAGTTGGCAGGACAAAGCCCGAGCCAAAAACAGAAGGGGTAAACCTCCACGCCATGTTTAACAGCCTTCTGCGCAATGTCCGGGAGAACAGAGCATGAACGAAGCACGCAACACCCGCGAAATCATCAACGAATGTTATCCCGAATTTCCGGAGACCATTCTCAACGCAGAGCTTTGCCGCGCAATGGCCCGCATCGAAGGCCGCAGCATCAAGCAGGCACTGAAAGCATTCGCCAGGGAACGCATCGCTAAGGTCGAATCTAGGCCGCTCAAAGGCGCACTGGAGCAGATGGCTACCAGCATGTTCCCTGAGACTGAGATAGCCCGCATACGCGCCTGTGTAGGCCGTATGGAGTCGGCACTGGTTAAGACATTCGGAGTGAAGAGAGCATGAAGAAACTAACCAAGCCTCAACTCAATTTCCTCATCTCCATCCACAAAGGCGCAGTAGAGCGCAATTCAGTCCACACCATCGGCAACACATTAAACAAACTAGGCCTGCTCAATTACTCCTACCCAAAACGTCAGTGGTACATAACAGCAGCAGGCATTGAGAAGATTAGCAAGGGGGAAGAATAAGATGACCGTGACCGAAATTGATAACGTATTTCATTGCGACTGTGGCTTCTCATGGCAGCGCGGAAAGAGTGGTGCGCATGATTGCGCTGTAGGCCTGCGAGCTCAGCGTGACCAGCTGGCGGCGGAGAATGCCTACCTGCTCAATGGCGCGGCAGCTGAGCTGAACGGGTCATGGGTACGTCACAAAACGGTGCTGGGTGCGCAGGCTGCGCTGCTGTGCATCATGCAGAGTGATATCCGCGGCGCCCGGGAATGGCTGGAAGGCACTGTCGATGAGGTGGGCGCTGATATGCCTGACGATATGACAGTCGCCGGGCTACAGGCGTGGTTTGACAGCCAGATGGTTGCGGTTGACGGAAAGTCCGGTTTCCTCACCCGCCGGCAGGCCGAGGATGCTATCCGCGCGCGCATACCAGCCACGGACGCCTGGCAGCGCGAGATGATGGCTAAGGGTGTGGAGATCTTCTCTGAGCAGCAGCGCTCATATATCGGCAAGCCTAGCAAGAATGATGCGGCGTCAAGTTATTGCTCCAGAGAGGCGCTTAAGTTTGCCACTCAAATTCGCCAGGGGGAATTGTCATGAAGGATGAAGATTTAGACCGTTGCCCTCGCTGCAAAGAAGATATGTGGGCTGGCAATAAACTCTGCCGTAATTGTCAGCGTGAAGAGGATCTTGAGGAGTGGCCTGGTGGTGATGGGTATCCATTCGATGATGGCGATGAGGCAACTGTCCAGCTGCGCAACGGGGAGGCTGTATGAGCGACAAATACGCAGCGGCTGAGAAGCTATTGCTTAACGCGCAGGAAGTAACAAATCAACTTCGGCACCTCGCAGAAAAAGAAATAGACAGCGACTCGTTTGCAGTTGTTACAGAGAACTACAACGGCAGGGAGACTGAGTTTGAGAGGCCAATAACAGACTTAGCCATTGATGCCGCAAATCTTGTTGATGCGATGGTAGATGCGCTGGAACTCAGAGATAAGCGCATCCTCGAACTGCTGGCAGAGCGTGATGCTGATAAGCGGCGGATAGCTGAGCTGGAGGCGCGGGCCTCCGCGCACGACCGACTCTGTGATAGCAACTACATAGCTGGCATGAAAACGGGCTGGAATCTCGGTATTGCCAACGACAACGCGGGATTTAACCAGTGCCTGGCGGCTCGCGTTCGTCGCTGGCCTGATGACTCCGACAGCCTGAAGATTGAGGGGGAATGAGTATGTTGATATTCATTAGCGGTTTACTTATTGGGTTAGGTATAGCGTGCCTTGCTGTTAATTGGATGTTTTGTCAGGGCATTTATGTAAAAGTCGGCAAATACTCAGGATGGGCCTGTCAGTATCCAGGAAAGATGCCGCGTCTTTATGGAGCAAAAGAGATTGCAGAGGTTAACCACTACCCTGAGCAAGGCGACCGCCTTTTTCGCGTCGTAGAGACTGAGGACTAACCCATGACACTGAGCAAAATTATTGAGCAGCTCAAAGCAGCAGACCAAAACAAAACCGGCATGTTTGAGCTGGGCGAAGATGTGATGTGCGCCCTGGTAGATTTGCTGGAGTGCCGGGAGCGGGATGGGCAGGAGCCTGTGGCGTATATGTATCGCGATAAGCTTCACACTGATGCGCGGTTTAGCCTAGAGACTCGATTTGGCAACTGGTCACCAGAGGACATAGCCGAATACGAAATCACGGAAACCAAGCTATACGCCGCGCCGCCAGCGCCGGTAGTGCCTGAGGCTATTGAAAACGCGATTGAGTACATCAAAAGCATCGCGTTTCACATTGACGAAAACGACTATCACGGGCAACACATAGCGCATTTTATGCAGCAGGCGATTATGTGGCTCGAAGGTGACGCCTGCCGCGCTGCCATGCATAGTTCAACTATCTCAAATTCTGCTGATATTGCGATAGATGAAGCAAGTCATGTAACCGCGCCGATAGTGCCTGATGCGAACTACCAACAACTTAGCGAGCTATACCACTCGCAAGAGAAGAGGCTTTTTAAAATTGCACAGCGCATAAAAGGCCCGTCCTTTGACAAATATGCATACTCGCCGTCACAGGCCATCGATGTGCTCGAGGTGGCAATCTTTGGAGAAAGCAACGACGGAGGCGCCGCCGCTCTAAATCAAACACACGCCAAGCAACCAGCAAGCAACTCTCCGGTGATTCCGGATGATGTACGGCGCATGGACTGGCTGGTATCTAAAAAAGTCAATGTCCGTGAGCCACTCGTTTACGGAAGCCATAATATTTTCTGGTCACAGGCCATCACGGATGATCAAGACGAGCATCACGCAACAGCACTGCGTGAGCAAATTGATGCTGCCATAATGGCCGAGGAGTCGGCAGCACCGAAGCAGGAGAGTGAGTGATGTCCAGAGGCATGTATGCACTCCGTGTGGCGCTACCTGCCATCATCATCTGCAAGCCAATAGGTCTGACAGCGAAAGCGATTGAGAGCATCGCACGTAAGATACGCCTGAGGTGCGTGAGGAGGATGCAGAAAGTGATGCAAGATTTTCCTCAGGATTAAACTCACGGCTAGCACAACCACCCTTGACCAAAACACTTCCTCTGATACTGTATATATAAACAGTATAAATACAGGGGGAGGGAACATGGGTGGCAAAGAGTTAGGCTACGATGTTGTCCATCGCGGTGTAACCCTTGAGAGGATTACGCCAGGCAAATGGATATTCATTCAACGAGCAAAGTTGTACGGCGGAGGATGGTGGTTTGGTCGGGCTTACCATGACGTGTTCATGTTTGAGTTCGATCATCCCACCTCGCTGGGCAGGGGAATTGATTACATTATGGCATACGGGAGTGTCTCGAAACTGCCTCAATTTGATGATGATTTTCAGCTAGAACCGTGACGCAACGTTTCTGCATTTTCACCGCATAGGTTATAATTACCATGCAGCCTGAACAACTGCATGGGTTCTGAACAAACCCGCCCGGCCCGAACAGCCATAGCTCGTGTGTCATAGATGAGAACATATCTATGACGCAACTGAACGCAACATCTCTCCTGTCACAGATGGCGAAAGTCACCTGCGATTTTCTGCATTCTGCGTTACCTCTCGGGGGTGGCGTATGAAGCAGCAATTCCATCTCGTCAACGACGCAATCAAGCAGAACGCCATCAACTTTATCCGTGAGCTTCCAGTGGACGATAAGCGCCCGCTGGTACTCGATATCAAGGAGATGACGCGCACAGCCATTCAGAACAAAAAAATGTGGCCGCTGCTGAAAGACCTCTCCGACCAGGTTGTCTGGTTCGGCAACAAATACGACTCCGACGACTGGAAAGACCTCATCACCGCGATGATCGCAAAATCCAAAAAGCAGGAGCAGCGTATGGCTCCCGGTCTGGATGGCGGAATTATGATGTTCGGGCAGCGTACCAGCAAGATGAGCGTCCGCCAGATGGTAGAAGTCATTGAGGCTATCTACTGGTTCGGTACGCAGCAGAACGTCAAATTCAGTGAAAAATCCCGCATCGAAATTGAGTGGGCGAAGCGGTGGGGTGAATCCAATGTATAGCCCTCTCGCTCGCCTCATCGATCGCCACATCTACCGCGTGCGCAAAGAGAAGCGTAAGCCGCGACCCATCGAACCCCAAATCCCAACTTTAGTCGGCTACACGGCGCGTCTTACTGATGTGCGGTGGCTGCGTGTTAAAGCCCGGAGCGCCAAATGATGAAAAAGTTAGCCTCAGGAATGTGGTGCATTGTTCTCCCCGGTGGCGCCCCGGCAGAATTTACCGGTTCAGCCGTTAAGCTAATCCGCTTCGTTCCGGCAATGACACCGATTAATGACAGGCCTCAATATCATGACGGTCGCCTGTTCCAACTATCTCAGGCGGCATGGGAGGTTGAGTCAGAAGACCTTGAAGGTCACGTAGAGCCTAAATATCTGATGCCCATCAGTGGTGAAGGCTCCCCTGACATGCTGCGCTACACGAAGGAGATATCGAATGCCTAATCTCCCTCGCCGCAAGTGCAAAGTATGCTCCGCCTGGTTTATTCCAGCATACGCCAATATCCGTTGGTGCTGCCCTGAGCACGGCACTATCTACGCTCTCGAACTCCGCGCAAAGGAGAAGGTGAAAGCCGAGGCTAAGCGCATCAGGGCGCAGCATGAGGCGGAGAAGGAAGGTCGCAAACGCCTGGCAGAGAAAAAGCAGCAGGTTAAGCCTATCAGCTACTTCATCAAGCAGGCTCAACAGGCTTTCAACGAGTTCATTCGCTACCGTGACCGCCATCTTCCGTGTATCAGCTGCGGCCGCCACCACGACGGCCAGTATCACGCAGGACACTTCCGTACTACAGGGGCCAACCCTGAGCTGCGCTTCAACGAGGATAACTGTCATCGCCAGTGTGCGCCTTGCAATAACCACCTGTCAGGAAACCTCATTTCATACCGGCCGGCGTTGATTGCCAAAATCGGCCAGGCACGATTTGACTCACTGATGGGCCCACACGAATTACCCAAGTGGAAGCGAGAAGACTACATCCGCATCCGCGAAGAGTACCGCGCAAAACTCAAATCCATGAAACAACAGGAGGCCGCATGAGCATCGAAACCATTTACTGCATCGGCTACGTGGCTCTCATCGCCGCGCTGGCTATTGGCGATCTCCTGTATAGCCGGAGGGTAGGACAATGAACCGATCCGACATCGAGCGCTACGAGCGTAACAGCATCCTCCGCGCCGGAGTCGACATCAACCGACGCGGCCCCGGTGGCACAGCACAGCAGATTATCCGCAACAGTGAGCGCCGCAAGGCAGAGAGAAAGAAAAAGCAGGAGATGCCAGCATGAAACTTGAGTTAACCACAGAGCAATACCGCTGGATTGATGGCTGGCTCCAGTTGTGGGGGGCATGGGTTCAGACCGGGCGCATCGATAAGTCCATGATCAACATGATTGCTAAGTTCATGGCTACAGTAGAGCCGCAGCAAACAAGCCGCCCTGTATGCAGTGACGATGACGGCATGCTGATAAGCAAGGTTATTGGGTCTCACCTGAAGGCTATTGACGAAAACGCCTACAAGATGTTGCTGGCGTATTACGTGTACCAGTCCAGCGAAATTCGGATCGCCTCATGGCAGCACGCAGTAGCCTGCCCGCGACTGATGAAGACACGCGGAGGCAACCAGTATAAGAAGCCCAGCATCTCAACTATAAGGCGGGAAGTGAAAGACACACTCAATGCCGCGCTATTCTGCCTGCACCAACCAATGCAAAAAGCATTCATCGTTCGCGATAATGCGAAGAAAATCTCAAAAAATGTTGTTAACGAGCTTGCTTTTTAATGAACAAATGAGCAGAATAAATCGTATATGTTGCCATTGTTGTGTGTGACATGGTTGTACGCCCGCTCATTTTTATGGATTATGAGCCAGTTAAGGGTGGCTGAGTCGAGGTTTGCATGTGTCAGTACTGCATGAACACCGGAGTTTTGAATCTGCACTCAGATGATATTGGATTTATTGATGCGGGGATCTTAACTTCGCTCATAAACACAACTTATTGCCCTTACTGTAATAAGGGTAGGGATGTGGAAGATCTAAAGTCAGCAGTTGAGGATAATCCCCGCGCGTTGCCCGCTGCAGATGTCATAGAATTTTTTAATTCACTTCTAAAAACAAAAGGTCGCTAAAGCGGCCTTTTTTATTGCACCAAATCCCGCCAGCTGGGATAGGCCGTAGAGCCCACTTCAACCCCTCATATTGCCAGTTTCGCCACTGGCTTTTTTATTCATAAGCGTTGATCTCTCAACGCCAGAAAGCACAAAGCCCGCACTAGGCGGGCTCGTGAATATGGGCGGCAAGAATCTGCGCTAACAGATTCCTGCCATCTTGCTCATGGTTTGACTCACGAACAAAGACCGAAGGCCCACACCGTCTGATCAGACACGGTGACCTTAAATCGGATTTGTTCAGCTCTCAATTACCTGTATTCCTAAATATGAACAAATCCCCTCTCTGGGGGTGGAAATGAACAAGATGCCATACAAAAGCGATCCGAACTTCTGGTCGATCCTAATCGCTTTCGGCATGACGATCATCGGCGCAATAGCAAGCTACTCATTTAAAGTCCTTGGCGGCGAGGTGTTCAGCTGGCGGACATTGTGCCTTCAGCTAATCGTGTCGATATTCGCCGGATTGACTATGGCTTTAATTGCAGTGCACTACAGCTGGCCTCCTGAAGTTATGGGCGCTACGTGTGGTCTTGCTGGTTGGGCCGGCTCCTCCTTCATCAAGTCTCTTGAAAAGCGCTTCTTAAGCAAAGTTTCCGGGAAGGAGGAAGCTAATGACTAAAGAACAATTCATGAAGGCGGCCGGGGTAAACGCCATTCTGGCTGATAAGTGGTTCTCCCATATCTCAGCAACGATGCAAGAATTCGGCATTAGCACGCCAAAACGGCAAGCCGCTTTCATCGCTCAGATCGGGACGGAGTCGGGCGGCTTCCGCTCAACTCAGGAATCTCTGAACTATTCAGTTGAAGGTCTGAATATCTTCGGCAGCCGACTAACGGCAGCCCAAAGACAGCAGTTAGGTCGCAAGCCAGGAGAGCCAGCGCTGTCAGCGGCACGGCAGGCGGCAATAGCAAACCTTGTTTACGGTGGGCGTTATGGCAACAACCTGAATGGTGACGGCTGGAAATACCGTGGCCGCGGGCTGAAGCAGGTAACGTTTAAGGCGAATTACGAAGAATGTGGAAAGGCACTTGGGCTGGAACTGGTCAATAATCCTGACCTGCTCCTTGACCCTCGAAATGCAGCTCGATCCGCAGGATGGTTCTGGAAGGCCAACAACCTGAACCGCTTTGCAGATAACGGGGACTTCAACGGGCTGACAAAGGCCATTAACGGCGGACTGAATGGAATCGAAGATCGTCGCGCCAGGCTGAAAATTGCGGAGGGCGTTTTATGTTAAGCCTCTCAACGCTCAGGAACTACATCCCGATACTATTTGCGGTAATCATCTGCTTTTTCCTTTACAGCCTTTACAACACAAATCAGCAACTTCGGCTTGTGAACGAAGGGCTTGTGAAGGAAGACAAAGCCAAGGCTGACAGGATTGAAAACCTGCGCAGCAAGAATGATGACTTTGCCAACACCTTCGCAAACTTCACCAAAGCGCTTGAGCGCACTAATCAGATCGCAGAAGACGAAAGGCTTCGTCGCAATCTGGCCGAACAGAAAAACCAGAGGCTTCAGGATGAGATTAAGCAGGCACTCAAAAATAATCAGTGCAGCATCATCCCTGTGCCTGATTCTGTCGTTGACGGCCTGCGCCAGCAAGCAGACAGAGTACGAAATGGTGAAGTCTCTACAGGCTCCAATACCGACAAGCCTGCTAAGTGACTGCTTCACTCCTGAAGTGCCGCAGGGGATGACATTCGGTGACAGCGTAATCCTTAACTCTAAGCTTTTGGACGCTCTTGATGACTGCAACGGGAAGATAACCTCTATCAGGATCATCGAGGAGGAAAGGCTGAGGGCTCAGAAATGAGTAAAAGAGAGCGAGAGATTACGCTGCTGTACGGCATCTCGATAATCCGGGATGACGTTCTCAATCATACCCTGCCTAAAGTAACGGCAAAAGACCGTGCGCTAATGGCTGCACACTTTATGGCTAGATGGACTGTAGTGCTATGCCTGTTTGCGTTGCCTGCGGTCACCATCGCCAGCCTTTTTCAGTGATAAAGCTGCAAGCGGTAGGCAAGCTGTTATTAAACGGAAGCCCTTACGCAAACGCACCGGCAAACACCACTTTCAGCATGTTCGTAATCGGAAGCTAAGAGGAATAAACAATGTCCATCAAACGTCACCAGTTGCCGCTGTACAAAGGCAAAGACCATCAAGTCCGCGCCCTGAAGATTAAAGAAATCCATCAGGATCCGGACGGCGCTGCATACCTCACGCCGGAAGACGAATCCTACCCACAGTTTCAGGTGTCAGCTGAGTTCATGAGCCAGAACAAGCCGAAAGAGGGCGGCTACTACGTCGAGTCGGTAGATGGTCAGCCGTACTACGTCGAAGCGAAAGACTTCACTAAAGAGTATTCACTGCTGAAGTGATCATTACAGAGCATCTCAAGGGGTGCTCGATAATGACAAAGGAGACCATCATGTCCGATGCAAACGTACAAACCGATCTGACTTCACAGCAGCAATTGCGACTCGACGTCCTCGCGCTGGTTCAATACGACACAGCAGCAGCAAAGCAGGCCATTGCAGAGATTGCAGATGACCCGCTGAAGCTTGAGCTGTTCAAGCGGCATTACACGCTGGCACAGGCTGAACCAACTGCTGTATCCCGCACAACCAAAGCGCTACAGGGCATGAAAGAAGCTCTGTCGCTGTTTGAGTAAGAGAGAAACCTGATGGCTGAACTCAACGAACAACAAGAGCGATTCTGTCAGGAGTACGTGATTGATCTGAATGCTACACAAGCGGCGATACGCTCAGGCTATAGCGAGAAGTCTGCAAAGTCGATTGGTCACGAAAACCTGACTAAACCGCACTTGCGGGCAAGAATCACCGAATTAGCGAAAGAGCGTAACGCCGCTGTAGGACTCAGTGCAGAGTTTGTAATCGAAGGGGTGATTAAAAATATCCGTCGGTGCGAACAGGCTGAAATGGTCTACGACAAAAAGGGTGAACCAGTAATGGTTGAGACACCCGATGGAATCATGTCTCCGGTATACAAATACGACGCTAACGCCGCCCTGAAAGGCTACGAGCTGCTTGGTAAGCACCTGAAGCTATTCACTGACAAGGTAGAGCACTCGGGCAGCATCGAAACAATGTCTGACGAAGAACTTAATGCAAAACTCGCGAGGCTTGTAAATGCACAATCTGAAGCGCGAGGAGAAGCTTGAGTTAATCCGCCTGCTGGAAGAGAAAGCCCGCCGTGCAGAGGTGTACCGGTACCGGAATTACTTCGACACGCGCTATCCCTGGCAGCGCAAGTTTATATCGAAGACCGCTGAATTCAGGCAATGCGCACTCATCGCTGCTAACCGTGTGGGCAAGACTGATACGGCCACCTATATCGATGCTATTCACCTGCTGGGCGAGTACCCTGAAGGCTGGGAAGGTCATAAGTTTGATCATGCTCCGCTGATGTGGTGCCTAGGCTACTCTGGTGAGAAGTGTCGAGACCTGCTCCAGGCTGCCATTCTAGGCAAGAAGGTTAACGGTGAGTTCAGTGGCGGGCTTGTGCCGGCAGATCGCATCGTATCCACTGAGCCAATGACCGGCACGCCAAACGCTGTACGTTCAGCTTATATCCGGCATAGCAGCGGTGACCTTAGTAAGGTGCAATTCTGGTCTTACACACAGGGGCAGCACGCACTGATGGGGGATGACATCGACTGGTTCCACATCGATGAAGAGCCAGAAGACCAGACAATCTATCCGCAGGTGCTTACTCGTACGGCCACAGGCGATAAAGGGCGTGGCGGTCGTGGCATCCTGACGTTCACACCAGAGAACGGGCGCACAGAACTGGTAATCAAGCTGCTAGACGATCCGGCTGATTCTCAATTCTGCATGAACGTTGGCTGGGATGACGCTCCACACCTTACCGAAGAGACCAAGCGCAGCCTCCTGGAATCTTACCCGCCTCATCAGCGAGATATGCGCACAAAGGGCATTCCAATGCTCGGGCAGGGGCGGATATTTGACTTCAGCGAAGACCGTATCACCTGTGAGCCATTCCCAATACCCAAGCATTACATGGTTATCGACGGGATGGACTTCGGATGGGATCACCCGCAAAGCCGCGTGCAGTTGGCTATCGACATGGACAGTGAAACTTTCTACGTCACTAAGGCATGGAAGGCCAGCAAGACCTCTCCCGCTGAAGCATGGGGCGCTACTAAGTCATGGGCTAATCGTGTGCCTACCTCATGGCCTCAGGATGGCCTACAGACAGAGAAGGGCAGCGGTTTGCAGCAGAAGTCGTACTATGCCGATGCGGGCTTCCTGATGCTCCCAGAGCCTGCTCAATGGCCAGATGGGTCAAGGTCTGTTGAGGCTGGGCTATTTGAGCTTCACGACCTGATGAGTTCCGGCCGATTCAAAGTATTCGCCGGTCTGCGTGACTGGTTCGAAGAGTTCAACTTCTATCATCGTGACGACAAGGGGCGCATCGTGAAGATCCGTGACGACCTCCTCGATGCCACTCGTTACGCCTACATGATGCGGCGATTTGCCAAGCGCTACGGCGATATCGGCATCGTTAAAGAAAAAGTAATGCCTGCACCAATTCGCCCAATCTCCCGGAGTAGATAAATGGCCGATACCAATGAAAAATTGCAGACCATTCTCCGGAAGTTCGACCGGGACTGGTCGGCAAGCGACGAGGCCAGGACAGAGGCAAGCAACGACTTATTCTTCTCCCGAGTATCACAATGGGATGACTGGCTGAGCGACTACACAACGCTTCAGTATCGCGGGCAGTTCGATGTTGTTAAGCCGAAGGTTCGCAAGCTCGTTGCTGAGATGCGTAAGAACCCCGTTGACGTGCTGTATAAGCCGAAGGACGGAGCCAGCCCTGATGCTGCTGACATCCTGATGGGGATGTATCGCACGGATATGCGGCATAACACCGCGAAGATTAGCGTGAATGTCGCTGTGCGTGAGCAGATAGAGGCGGGCGTTGGTGCCTGGCGTCTGATTACAGAGTACGAAGACCAGAACCCGACCAGCAATAACCAGATAATCCGACGCGTTCCGATTCACGAGGCGTGCTCCCATGTCGTGTGGGATAGCAACGCCAAGCAACTCGACAAGAGCGATGCGCTGCACTGCACCATCATCAGCGCGATGAGCAAAGATGGCTGGGATGCGTTTGCTGAAGAGCATGGTCTTGATGCTGATGACTACCCGACCTTCCAGTCTCCATCCTCCAACTGGATATTCCCCTGGGCAACCAGCGAAACATTCTATGTCGGCGAATACTACGAGGTGGAAGAGAAGAAAGAGACGGTATACATCTATCAGGATCCGCTGACAGGTGAGCCGGTTAGCTACTTCAAAGCCGATATCAAAGACGTTATCGATGAGCTGGCTGAAAAAGGCATGGAGAAGATTGGCGAGCGCAAGGTTAAGCGCCGCCGGGTTTACAAAAGCCTCATCACCATGACCGAAATCCTGAAAGACCGTGAGCGCATTGCTGGCGAGCATATCCCTGTTGTGCCGGTATATGGCGAGTGGGCATTTGCTGGCGACAAGGAAGTGTACGAGGGTATTGTTCGTGGTACTAAGGACGGACAGCGCCTGCGCAACATGATCATGTCCTTCAATGCTGACATTGTGGCTGTGAAGCCTCAGCGCGTGCCTTACTTCTATCCTGAGCAGGTGGCAGGGTATGAACAGATGCACGACAGCGGTAACGCTTATCGCTACAAGCTCATCAACCGCACCGATGAAAATGGAGGCGACCTTCCTGCTGGCCCAATCCAGTTCGAGGAGCCGGTTCAGGTTCCACAGGCCAATGCCTACATGCTGGAAGCTGCAACCAACGCGGTTGAGCAGACAGCCAGCGTGGGGGTCGATGCTGAGGATATCGGTGGCCGGCAGGTGGCTTTCGATACCGTCAATCAGATCAACATGCGTGCTGACCTGGACACCTACGTGTTTCAGGACAACCTTGCCACTGCGATGCGTCGTGACGGAGAGATTTACGCGGCGATGGTCAGCGATATCTACGACGTGCCGCGCAACGTCACCATGACGCTGGAAGATGGTAGCGAGAAAGAGGTTCAGCTCTACTCTCAGGAGCTAGACCTTCAGACCGGCACAGTCGTAACGCTAAACGATATCCGTGGCCGCTATGAGTGCTACACAGACGTTGGTCCATCGTTCCAGTCGATGAAAGAGCAGAACCGTGCTGAAATTCTGGAGTTGCTCAGCAAGACTCCGCAGGGCACGCCAGAGTATCAGCTTCTCATGCTGCAGTACTTCACCTTGCTTGATGGCAAAGGTGTTGAGCTTATGCGTGATTATGCTAACAAGCAGCTCATCACTATGGGTGCTAAGAAGCCGGAGACTCCTGAAGAGCAGCAGTGGCTGGCGGAAGCGCAACAGGCCAAGCAAGGCCAGCAAGACCCTGTCACGTTAGCAGCAATGGGCGAGTATCTGCAAGGCCAGGCTGAGCTCATCAAGGCTCAGAATCAGCAGACGCAAATTCAGGTCGAGGCGGCCAAGGTGGAGGGGCAAAACCAGCTCACTGCGGCCAAGATTGCCGAAATATTTAACGGCATGGATCTGGATAAGCAGAAAGACCTCAGAGAGGCGCTTTCAACCATCACCAAATTCCAGCAACAGAGCAGCGACAACGCTCGCGCTAATGCTGAGTTAATCCTTAAAGGCAATAGCCAGGCGCACTCCCAGCGCATGGACGTTGCCAGCATCCTGCAATCGCAGAGACAAACTTCACCCTCCGGCGGCGTAGCCGAGACACCTCAATAAGAGAGAGTTAATCATGACCGATACCACCGAAATTCAGGTAACTGAAGGCTCAACCGTGCACGTCGATAACGCGGCGGCATCCGCAGTCGATACAGCGTCACATGCCAGTGATGATGGTGTGCACGATGAGGGCTTCGAGATTGTCCTGAAGGACGATGAGACCAAACCTAAGCAGGATCCGGCAGTCAATGCGCAATTTGCACAGCGCCGCCTTGAGCGCAAGCGTCAGCGTGAGCTTGAGCTGCGGGCAGAAGCAGTGCAGCGCGGAGAAATCCCGGAAGACCTGCGGGTAAAACCTGAGTTACCAGCACAGCCAGACTACAACGACTTCTTCTCAGACGAAGCGCTGGAGAAATATGGTTGGGACACAAACCGTGCGCAGGCAGCCTTTAACCAGGCCAACAATGACTGGCACATGAAAGCGCTGGATGCTCGCAGTAATGCGGTAGCAGAGCAGGGACGCAAGACTCAGGAGTTTACCCAACATTCAGCGAAAATCGTTGAGGCAGTACGTAAGCACTACGATGCGGCAGAGAAACTAAACCTGCCTGATTATCAGGAGAAAGAGGAAGTGTTCCGCCAGGCTGTTCCGCCTGATGTGGATACCACCATTATGGACCTCTTCCCGGAGAAGTCGGCAGCGATTATCTACCACCTGGGCTCAAACCCGGAGAAATTACGCCGCATCTTAGCGCTGGACGGTCAGCGTGCGCTCATCGAACTCACCAGGTTATCTGAACAATTAACTCTCAAGCCTCGTGCAAATGCGAGATCTAACGCCCCTCAGGCCGATGAGCCTGTGCAGGGCAGTGTTGCCGCTGCAAACGTATCAGCCATTCAGAAGAAGATGGATGACGCCGCGAAGAAAGGCGACACGGAAGCTTATCGCAAGTACAAGGCACAGCTTAAAGGAATTAAATAATGGCTCTTAATGAAGGTCAAATGGTAACCCTCGCAGTAGACGAGGTTATCGAAACAATGCAGAACATCATGCCGATGGTTAGCAAGGTGGAAAAGTACACTCCGCCTGGCCGTGAAATGCAGCGTGGTGACAACACGATCTGGATGCCTATCGAGCAGGAGGCTCCTACCCAGCGAGGGTGGGACCTGACCGATAAGGAAACCGATCTGCTTGAACTGAACGTCAAAGTAACGCTCGATGACCCGGATAACGACTTCTTCGAACTCCGCGCCGACGACGTCCGCGACGAAAGCACTTATCGCCGCCGCATTGCTGCTTCAGCGAAGAAACTGGCTAACAATGTTGAACTAGATATCGCCCGCACCGCGGTTGATATGGGTTCTCTGATTGTCACCAGCACCACCAATCTCTCCAACACAAACACTGGCTGGAACTTCATCTCCGAAGCCGAGACGCTGATGTTTGCGCGAGAGTTGAACCGGGATGCTGGCCTGACCTATTTCTTTAACCCAATCGACTACAACAAAGCCGGTCAGGATCTGATTAACAAAGATTTCTACGGCCGTGTTCAGGATGATGCCTACCGGAACGGCACCATCCAGAAGCAGGTGGCCGGTTTTAACGACGTTATGCGATCCCCTAAACTACCTACGCTGGCTGGATCCACCGCGACTGGTGTAACAGTTTCTGGAGCACAGAAGTTTAAGCCGCAAGCATGGCGTTTAGATGAGCAGAACAGCCGTGAGAACGTGGACAACCGTTTCGCGGTGGTGAACGTAAGCTCAGGTACAGGCTTCAAGCGCGGCGATAAGATTTCCTTCGCTGGCGTTAAGTTCCTGGCACAGATGGCGAAAAACGTACTGGTTCAGGATGCGACATTCTCTGTCGTTGCTGTGAACGGGAATGCTCTCACCATTACGCCGAAGCCTATCGCACTGGATGACACCTCGCTGACCGCCGCAGAGCGTGCCTATGCGAACGTCAATACCTCGCTGGCCGCCGGTGCTGCAATTAACGTGCTGAACACCGATACCGCGCCTACCAACGTGTTCTGGGCTGATGACTCTATCCGCCTGGTGTCTCAGCCGATCCCGCTGAACCACAGCCTCTTCTCCGGCATGAAGTCTGAAAGCTTCAGCATTCCGGGTACTGGCCTGAATGGCGTTATCGCCTTCCAGGGTGATATCTCTACACTGGGCGGTAAGTGTCGTATTGCGCTGTGGTACAAGTCCACCGCTGTGCGTCCGGAAGCTATCGGTGTTGGCCTGGCTAATCAGGACGTCGCAACCGCCATTGAAGGCTGATGATAAGGGGCTTCGGCCCCTTTCTTACTGGAGAAAGCCATGAGCACAATGCTTTACAAAGAAGGCAAGGGAGCGCGCATCTGGGGCAAGCAGTACAAAACCATCGTCGTGAAAGATGATGAAGTTCAGGAGCATCTTGCCGATGGCTGGCACAAGCACCCTGACGATGTTCATGCCCCGAAGGCTGAGCAGACCAAAATCAAGCGCACCCGCAAGACCAATGCCGAATCGGCTGAAGAGGTAGATGATGGACATGTCGACGAAGGGCGATCTGGTTCTGGCGGCGCTTCGGAAGTTGGGAGTGGCTTCTGATGCCACATTGACCGACGTCGAGCCTCAATCAGTCGAAGATGCTGTTAACGACCTAGAAATGATGATGGCGGAGTGGTATCAGGACGGTGCAGGCATTATCACCGGTTACGTTTTCTCATCAGACGATAACCCACCTGCTACTGGCGACGAACACGGCATGAGATCGTCGAAGGTGAGCGCTGTCGTTTTCAACCTAGCAGTGCGTATTGCTCCTGACTACGCTGTTGAACCTTCTGCCAAAATCGTAACGAGCGCCCGCAACGGGAAAGAGTTGCTCTACAAATCCACAGCACTGACCCGCGCAGAAAGCTCAGGGCGCCTCTGTTACCCCAATCGTATGCCAGTTGGCTCCGGAAATCGCGGCGCCACGCTAAGCAATATCAACTTCTATCACAGACGGGAAAAGAAAGATGCCGATTGTTCAACTCCCTCTGATGAAGGGTAACGGTAAGAATCTCCGGGACGCCGACTATATCGACTATCTGCCAGTGAATATGCTGGCAACGCCTAAAGAGGTGCTCAATAGCAACGGCTATCTGCGCTCTTTCCCGGGCATAGTAAAGCGCGGAGATGTTAGCGGCTTATCGCGTGGCGTCGAGTACAACACCGCTCAGAACGCTGTATATCGCGTCTGTGGTGGCAAGTTGTATAAAGAGCAGAAAGAGGTTGGTGATGTCGCTGGTTCAGGCAGAGTATCTATGGCCCATGGCCGCACATCGCAGGCTGTAGGCACCAATGGACAGCTTACTGAGTATCGCTATGACGGCACGACAAAAGTCGTATCAAACTGGCCGACAGATAGTGGATTTACTCAGTATGAATTAGGTTCTGTCCGCGACATCACTCGATTGCGCGGACGTTATGCCTGGTCGAAAGACAATTCTGACTCCTGGTTTATCACTGACCTCGAAGACGAATCGCACCCTGATCGTTACAGCGCAGAGTATCGAGCAGAGTCGCAACCTGACGGGATAATTGGCATTGGGACATGGCGTGATTTCATTGTTTGTTTCGGCTCATCGACGATTGAGTATTTCTCACTGACCGGAGCGACGACTGTAGGCGCATCTCTCTATGTGGCCCAGCCATCTCTGATGGTGCAGAAGGGCATTGCAGGGACTTACTGCAAAACCCCATTTGCCGACTCTCACGCCTTTATCAGCCACCCTGCAACCGGTGCCCCATCCATTTATGTGATCGGCTCAGGGCAGGCATCTCCGATAGCCACTTCCAGTATCGAGAAGATTCTCCGCTCATACACCGCCGATGAACTTGCTACCGGTGTCATGGAAACCCTACGGTTCGACTCGCACGAACTGCTGATAATCCACCTGCCTCGGCATGTATTGGTGTATGACGCGGCCGCAAGCCAGAACGGGCCTCAGTGGTGCGTGCTCAAGACAGGCCTTTACGATGATGTCTACCGGGCTATCGACTTCATGTATGAAGGGAATCAGATAACCTGTGGCGACAAGTCGGAGACAGTAACTGGGCAACTGCAATTTGACATCTGCAGTCAGTACGATACTCAGCAAGAGCATTTGCTCTATACGCCGCTCTTCCGGGCTGACAATGCCAGGGTGTTCGACTTCGAGGTTGAAGCATCAACTGGCGTGGCTCAATACGCAGATCGCCTTTTCCTGTCTGCAACCACCGACGGCATCAACTACGGCCGCGAGCAGATGATTGAGCAAAACGTGCCATTCGTTTATGACAAGCGCGTGCTCTGGAAAAGGGTGGGCCGCATCCGGAGATTGGTTGGCTTTAAGGTGCGCGTAATAACCAAATCACCCGTAACACTATCTGGATGCCAGATAAGGATTGAGTAATGGCAGATGATTCACTCAATACCCCGGTGATTGTGCAAGCTACGCGGCTTGATGCTTCCATCCTTCCGAGAAACATCTTCAGCCAGTCCTACCTCCTGTATGTGATCGCCCAAGGCACAGACCTTGGCAATGTGGCAGGGAAAGCTAACGAGGCGGGGCAGGGTGCTTATGATGCGCAGATCAGGAATGACGAGCAGGATGTCACGCTTGCCGACCATGAAGGCAGAATTACCGCCAACAGCAACGCGATAAAAATAATCGAGATCAGGCTAACAACGGCAGAAGGAAAAATTGTCACGCTGCGTAGCGATGTTGATTACCTGCTTGATGAGGTTATCGATATCCAGGCTGAGTTAGTAGCGATAGATGGCCGTGTAGATGCTACAGAAACAGACATCGACAACATTCAGGCTGATTACGTATCAAAATCCGCTACGGCATCTCAAACACTGGCATCGCCGCTCAATGTTACGACATCTTACTCAGTTGGCGGAACGAAGGTCGTTGGGCCAAGGCAGACGGGATGGACTGCTTCTACCGGACCCGCGCTAAAGGGGGCTTTTGATGCCAGCGTTGGTTATTACATCAGTGCTACATATACACAATCCGAGATGCAGGCTATAGCAGCCGGGCTTCAGCAGGCAAGGCAGAGGATTAAAGCGCTGGAAGACATGAGCCGCACACACGGCTTTATTAACTAAGGATTCCCCATGCTCACACAAGTCGATGATCTCTCCGGGCAGGCATTGATGCGCCTGTGGGGTGTGCCTTCATTCCCGCGCGTAGAGGCGGATTACCTGCTTTGGGAAGGCGTGGGCATCTTCGTCTGCATGGATTTTGGCGATCACATTGACATGCACATGGCAATGAAGCCGGGAGAGCGCCACCGATGCCGTGATGCTGTAGCGGAGGTTTTATCGCTCATCGGCAACCGGGAAATACATGCCCCCATACGAATTGAGCATAAACAAGTGTGCAATTTGGCCCGTAAGTTCGCATTTAAAGAGGTATGGCGTGGCGATGTCGAGTATGTCGATGACACTCGAGGAGAATTAATTTTAATGAAGAGGTGCGCACAATGAGTGGTATCGCTAAAGGTATTGGCAAGGTGGTAGGTTCTATTACTGGAGCCAATGACGCAGCCAAAGCGCAGACAAATGCCTCTAATCAGGCCAATGCTACCGCGCTGCAAATCTTCAATCAGCAGCAGCAGACACTTTCCCCATTTGTTCAGTCAGGTCAGTCATATCTGCAGGGCCTCAACGGCCTGTTGAATAATCGCGCCGGAACGCTTAATGATTACTACAACTCAGCGGAGTATCAGGGGCTGGCTAATCAGGCGCGATATCAGAACCTGCAAGCTGCAGAGGCTACCGGTGGTCTTGGATCAACAGCAATAAGCAACCAACTCGCAGCGATAGCTCCGCAATTGGGGCAGGCTTATCTAAACGACAGGTATAACCAATTGCTGGGCGGAGTAAACATTGGACTTGGCGCAGCAGCTGGTACGAACGCGGCGGCCGGAAATTACTCAAGCCAGGTGCAGAGCAATCTCCAAAATATTGGCTCCGCCCAGGCCGGGAAATATCTCGCTAACGGGAATACTATCACGCAGGGGCTTGGTTTCCTTGCTGGCTTATTCTGAGGTGATAAATGGCTGGTCCATTCGATTATTCAGGCGGTAACGGTTTCGCCCAAGGCCTTCAGACCGCTGGACTTTATCAGCAAGTTCAGGCCCAGAGGGCCCAGACTGAAATGGCACAAGCACAGGCGGCAGAGCTTGCTCAGTTCAAAAAGGACTGGCAGGCATCTTTTGGCGACCCAAAAAAAATGTCAGACCTTGTGGCCAGATACCCCGGCCAGCTTGATGCCATAAAGCAGGGCATAGGGTTTCACGATGAACAGCACCAGTTAGCCCTTGGCAATGCCGCTCGTGACCTGCGTGTTGCTATGGCGTCTGGAAATCCGCAAGCTATTGGTGCGGCCGCATCCAGAAATGCTGGCGTGCTTGGTACTATAGGGTCTTCCCCTGAAGACATCCTGCAGCAATATCAGCAAGACCCACAATCGCTGGCGCAAATTGTTGATGCGGTAGGGCTGAGCGCTCTGGGGGCAAAAGATTACTACGGCGTCCAGAATGATCGAGCGCAGCGTGCAAATGACCAGGCATCATTGGCTGAGAGAATCCGGAGTAATCAGGCTGGCGAGGCCCTGCAGGCAAGAGGGCAGGACATTACCATTCGTGGACAGGATATTTCAGCTGCTACATCTCGCCGTGGTCAGGATATGGCGAGCGAGCGAGCTAGTGCTAAAGCCACTTCCAATGGAGATGGTAAGCGAGTAGTCCAGTTATCAGACGGCAGGACAGTCAATGTTGGAGGTAAGCTCCACGGCGCAGGCGCTAATGCTTTCTACGAAGGCATCGACGACAGCGGCAACATGGTCCGTGTGCCAGCCAGCGCAATTGCAGCCCCGGCAACATCCGCGGCCAGCGCCCAGAACTATGCAATGGCTAAAGACATTGATGCTATTGAGAATGCCAGCCCGGAAAGCCTTGATTTTATGACTGGCGTAACCGGCGGGAACGGAGCCCCTGCTCTCGGCGCAGATGTTCGCAGTCGCTTAACAGGTGGAGACCAGCGTAAGCTTTATAACGCTACGCAGCGCATTCAGGGGCGCATGCAGAACCAGGGCATTGCTGCAGCGCGAGACATGGGCGCCAGCGGCATCAACACCGTTGCAGAAGCGAAGATGTACTTTCAGGGAATGCCGCAACTCGACTTCTCCAGCCCGGAGGCAGCACAAGAGTCTGTGCGAAACATCCGCCAGTACACCGATCAATATAATCAGCAGTACAACGTTAATGTTGGCGGTCTCGGCAGTCAGCAACCATCTCCTCCAGTCGCGCAGCCAGCACCACAGCCGCAGCAACAGGCTGGCTTCTCTTCACTATGGGGTGACTAATGGCTAAGGCATGGAAAGACGTGATTGCGTCGCAGCAGTACCAGGCATTACCACGAGATCAGAAGGCGCAGGCGCAGGAGCAATACTTCAATGAGGTTGTAGCACCTCAGGCTGGGAGTAATGCAGAGCAGGCCAAGCAAGCTTTCTATGCTGCATACCCGCCTCCCACAGTACAGACACAACAGCAGATTCAACCACCGGACGCCCAACCACAGCAACAGCAGCAAGGCGGCGTGATTTCTGATCTAGGGAATGCTGTGGCTGAGACTGGCCGTGGGCTGCTACAGGCTGGCGTAAATGTTGCTAACATTCCTGCATCTATAGCTGATGCGGTTTCCAGTGCCGGCGCATGGGCGGGACAGAAGCTGGGATTAGGTGACGGGACATACCAACCGGCACCGCGGGTAACAACTGAGGGTCTTGCCCAGGATTTAGGGATGCAGCCTGGCGCGTTAACTCCGCAGACGACTGCAGGGAAAGTATTTGCCGAGGCGTTGCCATATCTAACTCCTGTTGGAGCTGAGCGAGCAGCGGCACAGGCGCCGACAATCGCCGGTCGCGTAGCACAGGGTGCCTCTAGGCTTCTGGCAGAAAACGCAGTTGGCTCTATGGCTGCCAATAGTGAACAGAACAACCCTCAGGCACTGGCTACCGACCTGGGCACTGGTGTTGCTCTTGGTGGTGCCATTAATCAGATTGGGCGCGTAGCCGGCGCTGCGTATCGTGGCGTTCGAGGCTCAATATCACCTGAGGCGAGAGAGGCGATTCAGTTTGCTAACGCCGCAGATGTGCCGCTTCACACCACAGACGTTCTGCAGCCTAACTCTAGAGTTGGCCGCATGGCGCAAACCACAGCTGAAAATATCCCCTTCGCCGGCACAAGCTCGATGCGAGCTGCGCAGCAGGAAGGTCGCAGCCAGTTAGTTAACGAGTACGCTTCTCGGTTTGGGGAATACGACCCGTCTATTGTTATTGGCAGTCTCAAAGCAAAATCATCCGGTATTCGCAAAGCAGCCGGAAACCGACTTGAGCAAGTACAAAATGCGATGACAGGGGTCAATATCCAGCCAAGCAGGGCTATTCAGCAAATCGATACTGAAATAGCCAACTTGCAGAAACTTGGTAGGGCGGCCGATAACGAAACCATTTCTAAACTTAAAATATACAGGGATGAGTTGACCAGAAATGCTGGGAGTAGTGGCCCTATGGCTATGGATCTTCAGCAACTAAGTGCATTGCGTAGCCAGTTCAGACAGGATGTCAAAGGCGAAAGACAGGCTTTGATCAATCGCTCAGAGGCGGCAGTAAACCGAGTGTACAGCGCAATGACAGGAGATATTGATAATGCCATCGGTCAGAACCTTGGAAACGATACTCTGCGGCGATACAAGCAGGCTAACGCTGTTTATGCAGATGAGGCCAGCAAGCTTCAGAACACCCGCCTGAAGAACGTTTTGATGAAAGGTGACCTGACGCCTGAAGTCGTCAACAACATGCTTTTCAGCAAGAACAAATCTGAAGTACAAAATCTCTATAACTCAGTCGGCCAGATTGGCCGTGCACAAATGCGTAACGGCATTATCGGCAAGGCAATAGAGAAATCTGGCGGATCCCCTGACCAGTTCCTGCGGCAGGTTAATCTGATGTCTAATCAAACAGGAATTGCGTTCAAAGGACGTGATGCAGCGTATCTAAAGGGGCTGAAGAACTACCTGGAATCTACGAAAAGGGCAGGTCAGGCAGGGGTAACAACGCCTACTGGTCAACAGACAATTCCCTTCATACTGGGTATTGGGTCTGTAACTAACCCGGCATTAGTTGGTGTTGGCGGCGGATATGGTCTTCTTGCGCGAGTATATGAGAGTGAACCAGCTCGTAATGCAATGCTAAGGCTGGCTAATACACCGCGTGGCTCCACGGCATTTGAAAAAGCGGTGGCGGACGCTGAGCGCGTCATAAATTCCGTAGCTCAGGGCTCAAAGTCAGAGGCTTTAAGCGAATAACGCCACGCCGACAAAAATGCCGAATATCAGGAATGCAAAATTCAGTAAATCTCTGTCCATACATCCTCCTAGGTTTTAACCAATTATAACCGACCTTAACGCAACGCTGCGCAACATTTGTTGTGCGGCTTTGCAGCGCCCGGAGCACAGTAAATGTCAGACATCACCGCTAATGTGGTAGTGAGCATGCCGAGCCAGCTATTTACTATGGCCCGCTCTTTCAAAGCCGTGGCAAACGGCAAAATTTATATTGGCAAGATTGATACCGATCCGACTATGCCATTAAACCAGGTGCAGGTGTATCTGGAAAATGAAGATGGTAGCACCGTGCCTGTATCTCAGCCTATCATCATCAATGCTGGCGGCTATCCGGTCTACAACGGGCAGGTGTCGAAATTTGTCACCGTTCAGGGCCATAGTATGGCTGTTTACGATGCGTATGGCGTGCAGCAGTTTTACTACCCTAACGTGCTGAAGTACGACCCTGACCAGTTCAAAACTCAGCTGGAATCCGCACAAGGGGCGAGCCTGATAGGGTATCGCTATGAAAACGCTTCTAACGCTACAGTGCGTAAAGTTTCTGACGTTCTGGACGAGCGTGTCAGTCTGTGGGATTTCCACTGTGACTCAAATGGCAACGTCATCCAGCCCGGGCCATCCGTAGACAGTCGGCAGTACATTCAGAATGCGATTGACTACCTGAATGCTCATGGTGGCGGGACATTAACCATCCCGACAGGAACCTGGTGGCTAAACTCGTATGGTAAGCCAGATAAAATAGCTGGTTACTCTGGCATTATTCAGCTGCTCAGTAATGTAGATATTCATTTTGAAGCGGGTAGCAAGGTAAAGCTGACTTCATATTTCAACGAAAAGCCTTATTGTGTGTTCTGCGGTTTTAATGGAAACGACCCGGCGACATCAGATTCATTGAATATGTGCCACATTTATGGGTCAGGCATTATTGATTGCGGGGATAACAACCGCCAGCCTGTAGGCGGCGCTTTATGTTATGCCATCGGCACCGGGCGATCATACGACTGTAGTATCAGAGATATTTATATCACCGGAGGTGATCTTACATGGGCGGCAACGCTGGGATGGAACGGTTACGGCAGCAATACTGTGGTCGACAACGTGACGGTTACTCACTGTAAAAAATCTGATGTCGAACGCAACGTTGACCAGTCTCTGTTTTACGTTGGTTGCGCGTTCTCTGGTGTCAAAAACTGCTATATGAATCCGTCACCGGATAATGGATATGCTGCGAAAATTTCTGCAGGCGTTGAATTGCATCAACTTGATACTTTCTGCACCAATAACCGCATGTATGGACTGATGCGCGGAGTCTACGTTGTCCTACATAGCGCAGAAACCGGCGGGCAGGGTACATTCATGTCCCGTATTCACGTGAGCGATAATACAGCATTGATTACAGGGCAGTTCGTCACCGTCGGTGCCGAGGCGATCAGCGCTCAGACTCACATTTATGATGTGGTGATCGCCAACAATATCTGTGTTGTTATGAATCCACCGGACAGCGCTCCACTAATACGCTGCTTCGTTGCATCGGATGTCTGGACTACAGCGCCACCTGATAGCGATACGGCCCGGGTTCTGGTAACGGATAACACGTTTTTTGTGCCCACGACGGTGGCGGACAGCATGTTTTTCTTTTTCCGCATCAGCACCCGTGGCTACTATTTCAGCGGCAATATTTGCGACTGCAGACGCCTGATATCTGGCGATGGAGCAGGGGCCGGGACGGTAGAGATACGTGATATTGTATGGGATGCCTCTAATGTTCTGGGGCCCACATGGCTTGGTCTGCGCGGTGGTACTGCCAACCTGATCGAGCTGTACGTTGCAGCGGTTCTGCGCTGTAAATTTGAAGTGAGTATGACCTATAGCGATGCAACTATTGCCAATATCGTATACGCCCCCGGGACTACCAGTATCGATTTTTCCGTAATCAAAGTGTCACCAGAAAACATACCATCATCAGTTGCTGCAGTTGGGGTATCTGAGGCTAACAAGGCGAAATCGACTAACTATTTTTCCTATCCGATTACTCTGCCGTTTGGGTGTTTCGCTCAGGCAGGAGCGGTATTCTGTTACACTACCGGCACAGATTTCGGCTGGTGTGCCAGCGCAGAGGTATTATCTAAACCAGGCGTTGTAGGTTTGACAACTCCTGGCTCATATGGAGTCAAAGACAACGGCCAGCTTGGCGGTGTAGGGTATAATGATACAGCCACTGCCAGAACCTGGAACCAGCGTGTTTTATTAAAAAGCTCAACGCAATAAAAAATCCCCGCCTAGGCGGGGATTTTCAATCTTTGATAACACAATTAATTCATGCAATCCTTTTTGCTAAAATCAACAACTATATTTACCCCTTCATGGTATAGCTTATAGTCTTGATTACTGGTTACTAACTTATAATTGCAAAAGTCCCTGAGTGAGCTATTGACTATTTCACTATTATACCCAGGGTCCATTTGCTTCAAACCGTTTATTCCCATGTAATAATGCGCCCACATCCAGTTTCCAAAATAACTAACTACTAGCCCATTTAGCAATGGGAAGTTCTTGGATGAGTTTGTAAGTATGCTTGATCTGGGTGGCTCACCATTAAAAATGATGTAGTTTGTATTGTAATCGAATTCTTTCGTATCTTCTTTTATTGAATCTATTATTTGTTTATCAACAGAGGATTGATGCTTGCTGGAATTAGCATATGCGCATGTAAAAATAATCATGTATGCATACAGTGGCAGAACAACCAATGACGGTACTTTGCTTTCTTTGCACGCCAGAGTCGCCAGGAATAAAACAAAAAGCAAATAGGAGCCAACGCCTATGTACAACCGGGAAAAACCTACCATTGGGTTATCAAGTGGTAAAAGAGATCCTATCGTGGCGACTGGAGTCACAATTACTACAAGTAAAGAAACAACAAAAATAAGCCAGCCAAACTTCCCTTTGTATCCTTTTAAATAGCGGTAAGAAATTACCAAAGCGGAAAGTAAGGAGATTGCAATAAGTACTGGCATGATGAATTTTCCCATGCCATTAGGTAGTATTATTCCTTCTATATGATAGTAATAGGATTTTAAGTTACTGATTACCGTATTCAGAAGATCAGCAGAAACCCTTGGGTGGTTAGCACTGTGAGAGGACTCCAGAGTCAAAGGCAATATCACCTTCATATAGAGAGCCAGCCCCAGCAAAGTGCTTAAAACCCGAATAAATGATAATCTTATTATTTCATAAGGAGATGTTAATTTATAAACATCATAAAAGAACAGCAGGGATGTAAAAATAAGTATTATATTTACAGATGCTTGATATAAGCACATTACACCAACCACTAAAGCCACCTTAATTAAAAGGTTGATATAATGATTATTTGATAAAGTAAATAAAAAAGCAAAAGACAGAACCGCAGAAAACAGGATAGTCAGGCTATCAAACCTGTAGCTAAGGACTTCAACAATAAATGGATTTATTAAAAAAGACAAAGGCAGCAGGAAAACCCCTTTTTTGTTACTGAAAAACTCTTTGCCAAATCTATAAAAAACCCAGGACAGCATGGCGCATGCAACAAGAAGCGGCGCAGGGGCAATGTCTGCCATTGTTCCACTAAACATAAGAACAGACATTAATATATCAGACAAAGGGCGTCCATCTTCCCACCAAAATCTGTAACCTAGCGTTGACCGCCCAATATCGTCTATGTAATAAATATTTGCTAGTATGATGGGCGCCACCAATAGCAAAATAATGATGAAATATTCCTTTATCTGTTTCACACATCGCCTCCATTTTTTAAAATATATCTAGGCCTGTTCTTGGATTCGGTGTAAATCCTTCCGATGTATTCACCAAGCACCCCAATGCCAATAAGTTGTACGCCACCAAGGAACAGAATTGAAACCAGCAATGAAGGGTATCCACGCACCGGATTTCCAAAGGCGATCGTGTCTATAATCATCCATGCGCCATAAAGGAACGACAGACCTGCAACCAATAATCCAATATAAGTCCACATGCGCAGAGGGAAGGTAGAGAAACTGGTTATCCCCTCAAGGGCAAGGTTCCATAACTTCCAACCATTGAATTTTGAATCACCGGCAATCCTTTCAGCTCGGGTATACTCAACAACGTCTGTCTTTCCTCCAACCCAGCTAAGTATTCCCTTCATAAAGAGATTGCGCTCAGGAAGAAGCTTGATGTTTTCCACCACCCCGCGGGACATCAGGCGGAAATCACCGACATTCTCCTCGATTTTAGGATTGCTGATTTTGTTGTGCAGCTTGTAGAACCACTCAGCAGTCTTCCGCTTGAGTCTTCCATCAGTTGATCTGTCTGTTCGTTTCGCCAGTACCATTTCAGCGCCAGCCTGCCACTTATCGATCAGATGAGGAATGACGTTAATAGGGTCCTGCAGGTCGACGTCGATAGGGATTACGGCTTCGCCTGTCGCATGGTCTAATCCAGCAAATAAAGCAGGCTCCTTGCCGAAGTTGCGGGTGAACGACAACGCAACAACAAGAGGGTCTGCAATTGCGAGAGATCGGATTATTGACTCTGTAGCATCCTTGCTGCCGTCATTGATGAAGACTATTTCAACTTCATATTGCTTAAGATCTTCAAACTCACGCACTGTTTTATAGAAAATTGGAATCGCGTCTTCTTCATTGAAGACTGGAACGACCAGAGAGATCTTCATTTCGCATCCCTAAAGACAATGAATTTGGAATAGATAAACCCGCATACCAGGCTGATGGCGGAGAAAATGACGAGAGTCACTAATGGAGGTAGGCCAACTTTGTCTGCCTCCCACCCTATAGCTGCGCTCAATGTTCCCATAAAGCCTACATAGAGCATGTATCTCATGGTTGTTGTAGCGGCATTAAACGTAAATCTTGCGTTCGCAAAGAAGCTGAAGCTCACCGCAACTACAAACCCTCCAAAGTTGGCAAGGGCTTGCCCGGTATCTAGTCCATACACGCAAATAGCAAATACTACCCAATGAATGAGGGTGTTTAAAACGCCAATGACGGCATACTTTGAAAAAAGCTTTAACATGATAAATATCAGTAGATTCTGAAAGTGAGGGGAGTTTACCACCGTGTCGCAATCTGATCGACAACCATGTTTTGCAGGCCGATTATATGCAGCAAAAAGGAATGCCCACAGGCATGCCAGCTGACTCTTGTGCGCCGACATACTGCTTCTTAATGCTGTATGATGCTCATCAAAGGTTGCTGGAGGGAAGATATGAATACATTTATCAACAATATCGTCAGACTTGCTGCGCTCATGAGCCTGGCCAGCCTGATATCCATGCTATTGGGCTGGCAGAGTGCAAATGAAGTTATGATAGCGGTTGACCTGGTAATGCTCGTGATATGGGGAACGTCTGAGTATGAGCTCAGGATGAAGCGGAAGGAATCGAAGTAGGGCAGGAAGAAGGCAAGGCTCTGCACTTGTGCAGGGCTTTGCGCTAGCTCACTTTCTCATCAATCCAGTCTGCCCACCACTGCATCATTTCACGACGCGTTTCCAGGTATTTGGCGTGGTTGTATACGCCGCGCGTTCCTGAGCTATTCACGTGAGCTAATTGCGCTTCAATAGCATCCTTGTTCCATCCCTTCTCATTGAGAACGGTACTGAACTGATGACGGAAGCCGTGTCCTGATGCCTCTCCTCTATAGCCAATACGCCTGATTACGCCAAGTATGGTGTTTTCAGATATTGGTTTCTTTGTGCTATTCCGACCAGAGAATACGAACTCTGAATGGCCGGTCATTTGCTGCAATGTTTTAAGAAGGTCATATACCTGATCCGACATTGGCACAATATGAATTTTCCTTCCTTTCATTACTTTTGGATCAATGGTTATCATCCTGTTGGTGAAATCAACATTCCGATCCCACCTCATTGACCTGAGTTCGATAGTCCGCAGTGCAGTGTATTGCAGTACCTGAGTAGCTATTTTTGCCACGATCCCACCCATGTACGACATGAGGGCGTGGTTGAATTCATGTATCCTGGACATTGGAAGGAAAGGGAAGTGCTCCTTTCTGTATCCTCTCATCGCATCTACCAGATCTGGTGCGGGGTTATACTTTACCCTACCAGTAGCAACTGCGTACCTGAACACCTCTCCGCAACGCCTTCTGGCTTTGTCAGCCCTCTCCATTGCTCCGCGTTCTTCAAACCTCCTGACGACCCCTAAAACCATCATCGGCTCCACATCAGTGATTTTCAGATGACCTATCATTGGCAGGATGTCATCCTTAAACATTTTCAGCATTTCATCACGGTATTTGGGTGACCATGACGGTGATTTGTGCGAATGCCATTCCGCAAATATATCCTCGAAGGTGTCAGCATATTTCTCCTTCTCTTTCCTCTTGGCAGCCTGCTTCTGATGAGCGGGGTCAATGCCGTTCAGCAGTTTCATTTTCGCATCAGCACGATGCGCACGAGCTTCAGTGAGGCTGATCTCAGGATAAGGGCCAATGACGAGCGTCTTTTCTTTTCCGTCGAAACGGTAGCGCATGCGCCAAACCTTTTTCCCGGTAGGAGGCACAAAAAGGAAGAGGCCTTCTGAGTCGGCGAGGCGATAGGATTTATCAAGGGGCTTTGCAGATTCAATCTGCTTTACAGTGAGCAT